ATGGCCTTCTGGCTGGTGAGCAAAGACACCATTTTTGTCAGCCGGGCTTTACCCCGACAACTGCAAGTTAAGTAAAACTAATGTGTTAAAAACAAGGAGATAAAAGTATGGCACAATCAATAACAAATGCTTTTGTAACTTTGTTCGATGCCGAGGTAAAACAAGCATATCAAGGAGAGAGTTCTCTTCTTAATTGCGTAAGGCTAAGACAAGGTGTACAAGGCAACACTTACAAATTCCCTAAATTAGGGAAAGGAAGTGCAACTGCTCGTATCCCTCAGACAGATGTAACACCTCTAAATGTAACTTACTCTCAAGTAACTGCATCTATGAGTGACTACAATGCTGCTGAGTATTCGGACATCTTCCATCAAGCAAAAGTAAACTTTGATGAAAGACAAGAATTGGTACAAGTAGTATCTAAAGCAATCGGTAGAAGAATGGATCAACTTATCATTGATGGGTTAGATGCAGCATCTTCACCTTCAACTGTAGCAAAAACAGTCGTGACTTCTGGATCAGCAGCAGCCTCTAACTTAAATGTTGGTAAGCTAATTGCTGCTAAGAAAGCTCTTGACGCAAAGAATGTCCCGTTTGACGACAGACATATCGTTGTTCATGCTAATAACCTATCTGGGTTACTTGGTGATGAGAGAGCAATTTCTGGTGACTTCGCAACTGTGAAGGCTTTGGTTTCTGGTGAGATCAATACTTTCTTAGGTTTCCGTTTCTATATTTTAGGAGACAGAGACGAAGGAGGTCTACCATTATCAACTAATGACAGAACTTGTTATGCGTTCCACAGATCATCAATCGGTATGGCTGTTAACATGGCACAGAAAACTGAAATTAACTATGTTCCGGAGAAAACTTCGTTCCTAGTTAACTCAATGTTCTCTGCTGGTGCAGTAGCTATTGATGACGAAGGTATCGTTAAAATAACTTGTGATGAAAGCTAATAGAGGAGAATAATTATGGCTTATACTAAAGACAACTTACAACCAATCGGTGGTCAAGCTAAAGCTGGTAATGCTCCTCAAATGTGGAGTTACACAGCACCTGGTACTGATGCGATTGCTGACATTAATACTGAAGGGTACTTCAATAGTGCCTCTGATGTTTTAAAAGTTGGTGATTTAATTCATGTATGGGATAGCTCTGTACCAACTTCTACTTTAGTTACTGTTTTAAGTAACGCAAGTGGAGTTGTTGATGTATCTGATGGAACAGCTCTATCAGTTGCAGACGCAGACTAATAACTAATACTGGGGAGGCCCTTCGGGGCCTCTTCACAAATTAGAGGATTTAAATGGCAAGTGGAGATACAAATGTTTCAATCTGTAACCAAGCATTAGTGCTATTAGGTTCAGACACAATTTCATCGTTTAGTGATACTACAAATGATGCAGCGACTGTATGTAATCAAATTTATGACACAGTTAAGAAACAAGCATTGTCTTTGTATCCTTGGTCTTTTGCCTTAACTAAAACACAATTAGCTAGATCTTCAAGTACACCAATTAATGAATGGGCATATCAATATGTTATGCCATCAACTGCAATTTCATCTACACCTTTACAAGTTTACAATTCAAGCTCTACAAGAATTTTACCAATTCAAAATTACGAAATTTTATATACATCATCTGGACCAGCTATAGCTACCAATGAGGAAACAATTTATATAGATTATGTTTCAAGTGTTATTACTGAAGGACTAATGCCCTCATACTTTGTTCAGCTACTCGTTTATATGATGGCATGGCATCTAGCAGAACCAGTAACAGATCAAATAACTAAATCTGATTATTGGAGAAAAGTAGCTGTGGGTACGGAAAGCGAAAATGGAAGGGGTGGGTATTTTCGACAAGCAACTAATATTGACGGAAGAGGAAAACCAAATTACGCAATAGTGGATTTCCCATTAACAGATGTTAGAGACTAATGAGCAGAGCTGTAACAATTCAATCAAACTTCACAACTGGAGAACTAGATCCATTATTAAATTCTAGGATTGATATTAATCAATATTATAATGCTCTTGATAAAGCTCGTAATGTTTTAATCCAACCACAAGGTGGTGCTGTTCGTAGACCAGGATTAGAATATATTAGTACAATTCCATCTGCTGCTAATCCACAAAATGGATTAAGACTGGTCCCTTTTGAATTTTCAACTACTCAAAGTTACATGATGTTATTTGTTAATAATAGAATGTATGTTTATAAAGATAAAGAATTAGTAACTAATATTAATGGATCTGGTAATGATTATTTAACTACTACAATTCAAAGCTCATATTTAGCTAATTTAGATTATGCTCAATCTGCTGATACATTAATTGTAGTACATGAAGATATGCAACCAGTACAAATTACTAGAGGTGCAAGTGACAGCTCCTGGACAATTACAAATATTACTTTTGATTACATACCTCAGTATGCATTTACTATTACAACAACTGCTGGAGGTCATTCTTTAACACCTACTGAAGTAGATGGTAATATTAAAATTAGTGCTGGTGGTGGAGCTTTTACTTCTGCTGATGTAGGTCAGTATGTAGAAACTAATGATGGAATAGGCAGAGCAAGAATAACGGGATTTATTTCATCAAGTGAAGTAGAGGCTATTGTTGAAATTCCATTTTTTAGTACGGATGCAGTTGCATCTGGATCTTGGTTTATAGAGAGTGGTTACGAAGATGCCTGGAGCTCATCTAAAGGATGGCCACGAACTACAACCTTTCACCAGGGTAGATTATATTTTGGTGGATCTAAGTCTAGACCTAATACAATCTTTGCATCTAGAGTTGCAAGGTTCTTTGATTTTAATCCCGGAGAAACTTTAGACGATGATGCTATTGAGGCTACTCTAGCAACTGATAGTGTTAATGCTATTACTGGATTATTTGCTGGTAGAGATTTACAGATCTTTACTAAAGGTGGTGAGTTTTTTATTTCTCAAGCATCACTAGATCCTATTACTCCAAACAATATTGTAGTTAGTACAGCAACAAGAAGAGGAGCTAGAGAAGGTATAAAACCCGTTGGTGCTGAGAGTGGTACATTATTTATTCAAAGAGCTGGTAAAGCTCTAAGAGAGTTTTTATTTAGTGATGTAGAATTATCTTATATCTCTAATAATATTTCTTTACTATCTTCTCACTTGCTAAGAGCCCCATCTGATATGGCCCTTCGAAAAGCAACTTCGACTGACGATGGGGACTTACTTATGATTGTTAATGGCAGCGATGGATCTTTAGCAACTTATTCTATTCTAAGAGGACAGAATGTTATTGCTCCATCTTTATCAACTGTTGATGGTGAGTTTGTAAAAGTAGCTGTTGATGTTGATCAAATTTATTTTGTAATAAAAAGAACTATAAATGGATCTACTGTTTATTATGTAGAGGCATTCAATGATGATAATACAACAGACAGTAATGTTTTATTAACGGGTGCAAGTTTACCTGGAACAACAACTGTAACTGGTTTAAGTCATTTAGAAGGTGAGACTGTAAAAGTTATTGCTGATGATCTTATGCAATCTGATAAAGTAGTATCTTCCGGGCAAATCACTTTAGATAGTGTCCCAACATCTTATGTAGAAATAGGATTAGACTTTACAACAGAAATTAAAACTTTACCGGTGGAATTAAAATTATCTAGTGGTAATGTAGTAGCACAGAAAAAAAGAATAGTAGAGGCAACTGCAAATATGTACTTGACACAAAATTTAACATTGAATGGAAATGATTTTAGTTTTACTGCTGGTGATTTTTATACTGGATTAAAAAGAAGAAAACCTATTTTAGGTTATGACAGACGAGGGCAGATGACATTCTCTCAATCTCAGCCTTTGTTTTTTACATTATTGGGAGTTGAATTTAAAGTGAGTGTAGGACAGTAATGGCATTTCCTTGGGCAGCAATAGCAGTAGCAGCATCAGCCGGTAAAGCATACGCAGCATACTATGAAGGTATGGCTAAGAAAGCATACTACGATGCCCAGGCTGATATGAAACTTCTACAATACAAAGATAAAAGAATTGAAAGTAAAGAGGCCGGAGTAAAAGTATTAGAAGAAACTAACAAAGCTCTATCATCAATTATAGCTAAAGGTGCTGCTGGTGGAATATTAGTTGATGAAGGAAATATTTTAGTTGCTCAACAAGTCTCATTAAGAAATGGAATAGAAGATTTTAATGTTGCACAAATCAATCAAGAGATAATGCAAAACTTAGGAATAGTAGAATTTACTAATTTAAGAGCTGCTGGTAAGGCTGCTAAACAAGCTGGAATAATGAGTGCAATATTTGGGTTTGGTACAGATATGGCAACATTAGGACAAACGGGAGCATTTGATAAGAAAGCATAATTATGGCAGAGAGAAAAATATATCAAGGTGGATTAGTTAGATCGGTAGGAATACCGAGTGTTTCATTTGCTCAATACCAAGAGATGGCAAGTGGAGCTAATACTATGCAAAGAAAATTAGATAGCCTGGTTAACTTTGCTATTAAGAAAGAAGAGAAGGTTCAAATAGAAGAGGCTAAGACTTATGCTGCATCTAATCCTATTACTGTAAACGATTATATAAATGCATCACCAGTCGAAAGAGAAAAATTAGTAGGTGGTAATAAAGATACAAGTTATGGCCAGACTGTAAGAGCAACACAATTATCATTCCTATCTACTGAGATGGCTATCAAAGCTCAGAAAGATTTCATGTCATTAAAGATTGAGGCTAACACAACTAATATGCCTTTAGAT